CATCATAAAAACTCCACCTATTTGTATGAATATCATTTTGGTTTAACCTATCCATACTGTATGATGGATAGTCATTAGATAAATTTGATATAGTTAATGCCAAATATTCACCACCACATCCACCCATATAACTTATAAAATCTATCCGGTGGTGGTTTGCTTTAAGCAATCGTATAAATTTATTTTTCAATTATATTATTTGCATTCACCAACATTTTTAATACCTTTCATTCGTTCTTTAAAACCTTCATCAGTCTGAGACCAAACATCTTTAATACCTGAAACAAATTTAGGTGATGATAGTATTACGTGGGCACAATTATGTTCTTCACAATAGGCTTTCTTATCATTATAACCCATTGTGGCTTCCCATTCTTCGCCGGTGTCGTTATGTCTAAAGTCGTATGTTGGCATAATATTAGTCGTGGTTTGTGCACCAAATCATAGCAAATAAACCAAACATAAAAACCAATAAAACTAAAATCTCGTTTGGTGTCATATCCATGTTAATTAAAGATTCGTCGTCCCCAAATTTCCTCGGCCAATTTGAGTGTTAACCCTTTGACCTTAAGTTTTTTGTTTTTGACATCCATTAGAATATTAGCATCGAGTGGATCCATGCTTTCTAAAATTTCAGAGAATTTATAATCATTTCGTTCTTGATGTGCTTTATCAAGAGGTCTTTTGATTAATGGTACTAAGTTCTTAGTCTCATTCTTTAATGATGTATACCATTGAGACGAATTAGGAGCTGGTGTCCAGTCAAGATCATTAGATACATATATAATTAAATCAGGATCAAAGTTGATCCTCATGATACTACGTAATGCAACAGAGTCATTGTCCATTAGTATTTGAGCTTTCATAGCCCTTGAGTTTACTTCCCCTACCGCTTTGAGGATTTCATGTATTTCCATTCTAAAATTCACCTGCACATTCAATTAATAAATTCATTCTTTTCTCGATTAAAAAATTCAAAACACTTCCTTCTTTAGGATATTTATAACTTTCCAATTGTGTTATTGATTCATCTTTGATTTTTTGTGGAGTTCTATCAAGATCAATTAACTCTCTATTTCTGATATAGTTTCTAAATGCTTCTTCCGGCATAACAGCTTTAAGATTATCTCTATTTTCCCACCATTCATCAATTAACTTTTTACGCATTGGTGTTTGTCTAATCTTATCCGTAAATGAATTGTCCGGGGATAGAACATTAGGAATACCATCACCAGAATCACCCTTCATAAGATGTTCGAATGCATATCTGGCCGCGGTTGATTCTAGTGGTGTTACCATCTTCTGTTGCATAGGAGAAAATTGAATCACTTCACCTTTAATGTGCAATTGAATGAAGTCCCTATCAGCGGAAATAATAACTACCTTTTCTGCCATCATAGGTTGAGTCTTATATGTCACAAGAGCACCAATAATATCATCTGCCTCTGCACCTTCTATCTTGATTACTGGGTAAGGAAAGTTCTCGGTGATTTCAGCCGTGATAAGATTAAGGATTCTAAAAATTTCATCCCAATCATACTTGTCAGTTTCCTTTGAGGTTGTTCTATTTGCTTTGTATTGAGGAAAGATATCTCGTCTCCAAGATCTATCATCACATGCAATAACCATTTCGCCAAAAGTATGAGCTGGATATTTAACTCTATATGATCTTAAGTTATTTAAAATGACATGTCGAATAAGCTCTTCACTTAATTCTTCACCCCTACCCAATTGCCCCATAATTGAGCCAATTCCAATTCCATTATAATCAACTATTACCATCTTTATTCTCCATTATATAATTCTTCACTGATCCAACACCTATCTTAATAGCAATAATACCATTGTAGTTGTCTTCTCTTAATAATACATCTTCCTTCACTTGCCATACTAATTCAGCATAATTTGTGTTGCCCCGTGTCAAGCACAACTCAATTATTTCTCTCTTAAAGTTTTCTTTACCTAATAACTCGATGTCTTCTAATAATCTTTTACTTGAGCCATAATAATCTTGCCAGTCGGTTTCAACAATTTTAGATCGCTTATTCTTTTTTCCTTTAAGTGGTTTAAGCTTTCGTTTACTCTTGAAGTACTTACGTCCAATATAATCATGGCCATTATCCAAATTAGTGATACGGTAAATAAAACCATAATACTCGTTGATATCATCTGAGGTAAATTCTTTACCTTCATACGTCCACTTCGTCGAATCCATCTCGCCAGTCCTCACATTCACATCCACAAAACGGGCAATAAGGAGTTTCAATCTCCATTTCAGGCGCTGATACCATCTCTTTGCCATCAACATCAACCAGAATTTCATATTCTGAATTACATTGTTCACAAACCATTTATTCCCATCTCCTGTAATGCAAAGTGGGCTTCAAGGTCATCACATCCACCAATATGTTTTTCGCCTAACCATACTTGAGGATAGGTCCTAGCATCTGGTGCATAGGTTAATAAATTATCTAAGGTCCACATTTCGCCATCAACTAATCTAGTTTCAAATGTCATCCCTCTGTCTTCCATCATCTTCTTTGCTTTATCGCAAAATGGACAGTACTTAGTTGTCCATATAATATTCTTCATAAACTTAATCCTTTTAAAGTATTTTCTTCTACGTCTTGTTTAACACCACCAATTACATAAGAGGTGATTTCAGTTTCTTGGGGTGCTACCTGTACATTACCACCACCAATCCATTTTTCAGTAAATGGTAATGGGTTAGCTTTACTAACATGAAAAGGTACAGAGTAACCCACAGTTTTAATTCTTTTTGATGCAATCCATTCTATATATTCTTTTAATAAACTAGAGTTAAGACCAATCATTGAACCACCTTGAAATAGGTAGTCACACCAATCTCTTTCTTGTTCAATTGCTGAGGCAAACATACCCATCACTTCATCTTCAGTTTCATCTTTGATCTTAACATAGTCTTCATCTTCTTTCATAAGACCTTTGATAATATGTATAGAGGCAGACAAGTGAGTATTCTCATCTCTTGCAATCATCTTAATAATCTTAGCGTTGCCTTCCATTTTCTTAAGTTCTGCAAAGGCCCAAGAGCATGCGAATGAAACATAGAATCTGATACCTTCTAAAATAAAGATAGACATCATTGTTAAATATAAAGCTTTCTTATGTTCGTATGACCCATACTTCCCTTTAAAATTAATAAGAGCATCATAGTGTTTACTTACATCATCTCCACATTCTACAATCTCTTTAATGGTTACCATTTCATCAAATACCATTGATGGATTAGGGTATACATTTCTAATTAAATGTGTATATGATTTAGAATGAATCGTCTCAAAGAATGCCCACGTTTCAATAAGTAACTCTACCTCTGGTAAAGAACAAATCGGAAGTAATGCAATGTTAGGGGATCTACCTTGAACAGAGTCAAGTAGTATTTGCCTTTTAAGATTAGCAGTAAAGATATGTTGTTCAGACTCGGTTAACTTATTAAAGTCAATCTTATCCTTTGTAACATCAATCTCATCTGGTGTCCAAAAGAATGAAGACATTTTCTCCTGTAACTTTTGGATATGTGGATATTTAACTTGGTCGTATCGAGCGATATCAACCGGTTCATCAAAGAACATTGTTTTAGTTAAATAGTCTTTAGTATTAATTTGAAATACTGAATGCATAATATAATCCCCTATAATTTGTTGGAGGGTGTTTTGATAATAAGGAACACCCTGCCTAAATCCCCATTAGCCGGTCCTAAGCAGCTAAACTGTAAGTATTTGCGTTTGCGTTTACTTGGTCTTACAACTCTAAATCTTCTGTTACCTAGTCGAAACCTAGCAACCCCACTAAAGAAGACACTGCGGGGAACAATGCCTTCATTGGTGGAGTCGACGAGAATTGAACTCGTGTCCTACATAACTCCAATAAAGAGTAAATGGTAAAGGCTATGGTTATAACCCACGCCTTATACCAAATTAGGTGGAAGCACTCAATCGACTTTAGCCAATCCTTATCTTCCATTATAGCGACCGAGGATCCTCAGTCTGAAAGTGGTTCTTAGTTCTTTGGGTTATGCAGAAAAACTAATAAAACTGACCCGTATATTTCAACGGATTTCTCACATCTTACTTATCGAAGATCTTGTATAGTACAGCAGCCGCAACAAGACCAACTAGACCTTGAGCACCAAGTTGAGCAACGATACCAGTAATAGTAGCGATGATATCACCACCAACAAACGGTACAGTTCCACCGAAGATTACTTGTAATACAATTGCAAAAGCAATTAATGCTACACCTGCTTCAGTTCCGGCCTTGATCCAGCCTACAACTTTATCTAACATAGATTTCTCCTATATTGTTAAAAAATAGTTTAACATCATTTCGGATGTTCTCAACTCCCATTGTTGAAAAACATTGCTATTCAATGAATAGCTAATTTATTTATAGTGTTTATATAATATATTATAACACATTTTCGTTCAAAAGTAAACCCTTATTTTACACACAACCCGTCGGTTGGGGCATTCCACCATACTTTGTAATAGGCTTCATAGGGCCAGTTAACCATTCTTTGAATAGAATCTTCTTATCAATACCAACGTATTTAGAAAATGTTCTAATTGGTGGTACACTTGAATTCTCATCAAAATACTCTCTAGCCTTTAAGATTTGATTAACCATAGATTCAGTTAATACAATATCATCTTCCTTTGCCATTTCATGCATGATCTCTTCTGACCAAATTGATGGGTCTACTAAATACCCGTTACTTGTTCTTTCTAACATAATATATTTCTCCTAAATTTTACATGATGTACAATCATCGTCACTCACATCACCAGCCATATCATTCGTATTAAAATAATATAGTTGTTTCCCACCGTACTTATAAAATGTAATAAGATCCTTAAGCATTACACTCATAGGGATTTTATTATCTTCATAATGTTCCGGATTATAACTGGTGTTAACAGAGATACCTTGATCGATATACTTCTGAAGCACTGCCATAATTTTTAAATAACCTTCCGGGCTCTCTTGGTCCCAAAGAAGATCATATTTGTTTTTAAGGTTATGAATACCAGGTACTACTTGAGCCATAACACCATCTTTACTTTGTTTATAACTTACTAAAGCTCTTGGTGGTTCAATACCATTTGTACTATTGGATATTTGAGCACTTGTCTCTGCTGGCATAAGAGCCATAAGAGTTGAGTTACGAATGCCAAACTCTTTTAAATCTTCTCTAAGCGAACCCCAATCCATTCTTTCCTGTGGCTTAACCAATTCATCAACTTCTTTCTTATATGTGTCAATTGCCAATACTCCTTCAGAGTATTTTGTTTGCCATGACTTAGGACATGCTTCTTTATCTTGTGCCAATTTATTAGAAGCCTTAATAAGATAATATGACCAAGCCTCTGCATATTCATCGACAGTTTCTAATGCTTCATCATTATACTTAAGACCTCTCTTCGCAAGGAAGTAAGCAAAGTTAATGATACCTACACCAAGAGGTCTTCTATTAAAGGTAGATGTTTTTGCTGCCTTAACAGGATAGCTTTGATAATCAAGTAATGCATCTAATGCTCTTACTGATAGGTCACAATACTTTTCAAAGTCTTTAGGATCATTAATCATACCCCAATTGATTGCTGCTAATGTACATAAAGAAATTTCACCACTCTCATCATCATTATAATCATCAAGGCCTGAGGCTGGAAGATTAATCTCACAACATAAGTTACTTTGTTTAATAGGAGCTTCTGCTTCATCGAATGAACCATGAGTGTTTGCATGATCTATATTCTGTAAGTATATTCTTCCGGTCTCTTTTCTTTCTGTTAAGAACTTAGAAAATACTTCAAGGGCTGGCAATGTCTTTTTACGAATGTTTCTTTTCTTTTCATACTTCTCATATAAGCGTTTGAACTCATCTTGATCTTCAGCAAAGGCTTCATATAAACCAGGTACTTCATCTGGAGAGAAGAACGTAATATTACCACCAGTCAATAGTCTTTCATACATTAACTTATTGAATTGGAAACAGTAGTCAAGTTCACGTACACGAGTTTCCTCTGTACCCTTATTGTTCTTTAATACAACAAGGTCTTCAAACTCTAAATGCCATAGCGGGAAATATACTGTTGCGGCCCCACCTCTTACACCACCTTGAGAACATGATTTAACAGCTGCTTTAAAATACTTTAAGAATGGTATCACTCCTGTGTGGGCAATAGAACCATCTCCAATATGTGAACCAACAGCTCTAATTTTACCCGCATTGATACCAATACCAGCCTTCTTTGAAATGTATTGGACAATAGATGAAGCTGTGGCATTAATAGAGTTTAATGAGTCATCAGACTCAAGTACCACACAAGATGAAAATTGTCTTGTCGGTGTACGCACCCCAGCCATGATGGGAGTTGGTAACGAAATGTAAAATTGTGAAATGGCATTATAGAAGTCTTTTACATACTTCATACGTTTACCATTATAAGAAGCAAACAATGTTAAAGCAATCATAGCATATAACATTTGTGGTGTTTCATAAATCTTACCTGTTGTTCTATTTTGAACTAGGTATTTACCTCTGAATTGTTCCATCCCAACATAAGTAAAGTCCATGTCTCTCTCATGCTTAATAACTTCATCAGTTACATACTGTAATTCTGCTTTGGTATAATGGTTAAGAATATCATCATCATATACACCAAGGGCAATGTTATTTTCAATATGCGAACATACATCGGTAGGTTCGAATTGACCATACACATGCTTACGAAGCTTATAATTAACTAGGCGTGCCGCGACGAATTGGTAATTTGGAGTTTGTTCTGATATTAAATCAGCCGAGCTTTTAATAAGTAACTCGTGGATGTGGTCTGTATCCATGTTATCATATAATTGAACATTTGCTTTAAGCTCAATTTCTGATACTGATACACCTGTAATACCTTCACATGCCCAGTCTAGGACTCTGTGGATTTTTGATAGGTGAAATGGTTCTTTATGACCATCCCTTTTTGTCACTTCTAGGTTCATAATTTATAGTCTATAATTCAAGTAATATAGTTATATTATATCACATTTTAGGTTAAAAGTAAACCCTTATTTAATATTATTTGAGGTAATATATAAGTTGTTTGTAGTTTTATATATAGGGATTCCAGAGAAGAAACCCACACTTGTTGTATCACTAATGGTGATTGGTGTGCCCTTTGAAGCTCCATATATATCTTCATTCAATATATAATCACCTACTTCAAAGAGCTCAGAGTCTTCAGTGATATATAGGTCGGTATCAACACCTAATTCTGATAAAATAGATAAGATATTTTCCTCATCCATACCAGTTTCTTCTCTGATTAAGAATAGAGCCGCGGCGTATGATTTAATTTGTGATGATCCAAATGGAACCCTTTCAATAAGTCTCTTAATGTTAAAGACCAATCTATGGAATACAGAGTATGAATCCTTCTGAGCAGTTGTTTCAAGATCTTTTACTTTAATAAGTAGCTTACCTTTAGAGTCTATAACACCTTCAGAGAAAGCATCTGTATCTTTCCATTTGGTTGTTAATAACTTTAAAAATCTAAAGCTAAAATATAAATCTACTGCTTTACTCATAGTTTTCTTAATACATTAATAATAGTTGAATCTAATGGAATATCAACATATAGTTCATCTGGTAAATAGTTAAGATAAATTAAGAAAGATTTAATAATTGGCTTTAAACAATCATCCATTTTAATCATTAACATCTTTGCAGTTGGCCCTGGGCCAAATCCATTAGCCAAAATAATAATATGATTAAGTATAAGTCTTTCTTTTAAATCATCATCCCTATAATATCTATTAATCAATCTATTAACATATTTGAAACGAGCTAAATCACCTTTAAATTCTTCAGTCGTTACCCATTTACTTCTTTGATAGTGCTTAGAAGCATATAGCTCAAAGTTGTCTTTTGTTAATTTCATAATATAATCTCATAATGTATTAGTCTTCAGATTTTTTCTTTGCTTTCTTAGTTTCTTTTTTAGCTGCTTTTGGATTAAATGCTGCTTGTGCATCAGAATCAAACTTACCTGATACTAACATTTCACCATTGTCTGCGAAGATACCATTGTCCTTCATTGTTGCGTTTGCTAACCAACCTACTCTTGTATGTGCCATATTCTTATTCCTTATTTAAACAAATATCGGAGAGCCAAAAGTTCTTTGTTTCTTTTGATTCATCCAATTTAACTTCTACATAATTGCTACATAGTTTATTTATAGTGCCTGTCTCACATGTTTCAACAACCACTACATTATCTTCTAAGTTAAATAGATCACCATCAATATATTTCTCTCTGATGTATGATGTTCTACCTAATTTAATATCTTTTCTGAAAGAGAAGTGTTCTTTAAGACCCATACCGGATCTAACCGCATTCATTAACGCCTCGGCGCCTTTGAATCCTTTAGGCATACCCTTTGTAAATGTAATAAGGTCATTGTCCTTCGCAGCTGCTCTCAGTTTAGAAGCAGACATACCTGATACATCATCAGAGTCAGGGTCGCGTTCACCAGCCGAGACTACATTAACTCCACCATCGAAGTCATAAAAACCATGGCCGGCCTTCTTCCCATTATACTTATTTAATACCTTATCAAATTCAGATACTCTATCCGAACCAACAACAATAGTACATTTCTTATACCCATCATTGTATGCAATAACAAGTGCATCAAAGAAGTTACGTACCTTCTTATCTAATATAATAGCCCTTGCGTGTTTAGGAAACATCTTTCTCATAAATTTAATCTTATCAGTAAAGGCTAATGGATTCTTTTTCTTGTCTTCTGATTGAGAAGCATATACTCTATACTTGGAACCCTTAGAGTTTTTAGCAAGCACATCGAGTAATTTCTCATGACCATTCGTTGGTGGATTAAATCTACCAAACGTAATAATAATCTCTTCAGAAGCTGCTTCTTTTAAATAATGTTCCTTAAAACCTTTAATCATCCTCTTGACTCGGACTCCCACCCTTTAATTATATCCTTAGAGAAGTTATTAAAACTAAACTCCATTCGATCAACGATTTTAACAGCACCATTGGTTAAATGATCAATTGCAACATAACCTTCAGCACCGGTAACCTTATAACCATCTTTTGTTTTCACAAAGGTATTTATACTATCCATCTTATTAAGATGCTTAAGTAATTCTCTTTTGGCATCAACCAAATGATTTTGCATATCGAACATAAGAATTAAATTCTTTGTATTTTCTTTATTGAACCATTCAAGTGCTTCAATCTTCTTAGCATTCTTACGTGCTTTACCCTTGTCAGATTTAAGTTTATCAATTTCTTTATCGTACCTATTATGTATCCAAGTCATCAATTCCTTAACGTGGGTTGTTGTGTTCTTAATTTCTGATTGAGCTCTAACCTTAGTATTTCTAAATGTATTAATATATAGATTAATCTCTTTATTGGTTGAAACATCCTTAAGTACACCACTTGATATCTTTTGAAATATCTTACCTGCAAGAGAAATGTGTTTAGATATTGCATCAGTTTCTTTCTTTGTGAGTGTTGCCATAGGTACTTCAGGAAGGTCAGCACTCTTACTCCATACTGATGATACCTTTTTAAACTCATTTCCTTTAACTCCAAATGAAGCAGACATAGTATCAAAGGTTGCCCCTGTGTACTTCGTATGCCATACAACACCAATCTTAGCTTGTGTTATCTCTTTAGCATCAGCTACTGGTACTGCATATACAATAGTATTTGGATGGAATGTTATGTATTTCTCTCCATCAATAGTAGCCTTCTTTAAATCATTTTTGGTGAACATAATATCACCTTGATATACACCTTTCTTAATACCTAACTTCTTTAATTCAGTATAAGCAACTTTAAGCTTATCAGATAAGTCACCTGAAGTATCATCATCAATATCATTAAATGACTTATACACTTTAGGTTCTTTGTTAAAAATTCCCTTTTTCGCGACAAAAAACTCTCCGTCGCTCGGGTCGATTCCACAGAATACTGCAGGGGCTCCATCCCATTTAACTGTGACTGCTTTTGTGTCATTTGTATGACCTCCTAACATATTCCTCAAGTCTCTTAATGCGTTAATAGCTGCTCTAGTACCGTCAACACCACCATCGATAACAGCATCTTCAATATGACCCATGTGGGTATTCTTAGCTTCTGTAATATAGCTTTTAAACTTCTTCATATCTGGTTTTTCTATTTAATACAGCTTTAAGTTCTTTAAGTTTAATGTGGGTAAAATCAGAAACTATTCGCAGTATCTTAGCCTCTGAATAATCTGGATACTTTCGATGTATCTCATGTTTCATTTTAATTGCTGCCTTATACTTATCTTTCTTAAGTAATAAGTTAAGCTTATGTTTAATCTTCTTAGGTAATAAATCTTTAAACCTAAGGGCCGGTGCATTTTCGTTTAAGTGTTCTTTAAATGATTTCATTAGTTTGCGTCCATCCAAGCTTTAACTTGAGGATTGTTTGGTAACTTCTTAGACCAAGTAGCTAGTTTAGAATAAACTTTATTTATATCTGTGCCGTCTGCACCATCTGAATTATCAATAATATAAAAATGTTCCTTGAATAATTTCTTAAAAGTTGGCTTATTGTCTTGTACTTCCTTCCACATCTTAGTAACAAGAGAAGCCCTTAATGATCTTTCCCTTTGGTTATTTCTATCAAGAGCAGTTTGTTGATCAGTATCTACAAACACCATGGCACATTCATAACCTAACTTAGTAAAGTCATCAACCATTTGTTGAATCTTATTAGCCTTTGCACCAGTACCATCGATGACCATACCTAGTCTACCATCGAGTGCGTGACCTTTCTTTTTCATTGTAGTTTTCTTAGCAAGGCCCCTAACAATATCCCTAGCATAGTCTTGGCCTTTCGGCATGTTAAGGTCTAATAGGGATTTCTTCATGGCATGTTCAAATGCAGAATCTGAGTTAATATCAACAAAGTTTAAAGCTCTAAGGCCTAGTTTCTTATTGATATAAGACTTACCAGAACCAGGGCCACCTGCCATAAAGACAACATGGAATATGGCCTTGTCGTTTTTACCTTCTGTAATGTATGATTTAAATGTTACCATTTTGGTGTATTGTTAAAAGTAACTTCTGGTAACACCCCAGCGAACTCCATTAGATTACTCCAGGAGTCCCCAATTTGTTTCTTAATGTTAGCCCAGAATTTCTTAAACCAATTCTTAATTTTAGATACTACATCTTTAATCCAACCTTCAGTTAACATATCATCTTTACTATCCTCAAGTGCTTCATTAACTACCATATTGATACCAATACCTACAGCACTCCAAAATGTATAATATCCAGTCTTACCTTTAGGGTTTTCAATTGATTTATGAGCAGATGCAGTCTTTTGAGATGATTTGAATTTAACATCAGGCTTAACCTGTTTGGCTATCTTCTTAACATATGAATCCCCCATCGATGTTACAGTATGTATAGTAGCATTACCATCATAGTCTGTAACTAAAAAGTTATCTGCAGTACCTGGATTATTACCAAATTTAACTTGGCCAGTCATTGCTTCAAATACAAAAGCATTTGCAAATGCTGCATTAGAAGCAAATAATTTTCTTAAATCATTTTTAAACGCATGATGTGCATCATCAGCTTTTTTAAGAATATCAATGTCTTTAAACATACCTTTCTTTGTTAATTCTGTTTTACTACCTTTAATATCTAATTTAGTCATATCAGTATTAGGTAATAAATTTTCGATATGCTTTTGCATATCCATAATGGCTTTATCTAATTGAGTACCTGACATTTCTGCCGCAACAGAAAATGTAGCTGATGCTTCATTTTTCCCACCACTCATTAGTTGTGCATCACCTGTTTTTAAAGATATCTTTTTCTTACCAATAATAAAATCAGTCTTTGGTGTGAGTGTTGACCCTTTTGCACCTGATGGGAAATGTTCATTCCATCTTTTAGATGCCGGATAACTATTGGCAGGGAATGATCCTTTACCTATTAATTTCAAAGAGCTAACAATCTTATCGCCAATCTCAGGTTTAATAGATTTAGATTTAAATGAAGGGCCTCCAGCACTAGAAACAATTACATGCTCCATATCAAAGGCCTTTGATGTATTACCTTCGGTTAAATAATGATGCTTAAATGATTTCATATATTTTATTATTAATACTTATAGTGTTATTTATAAACTTTTGATTATGTCATCAAGATCATTAATGGAACTCCATTTCTTTAATTTACGAAGTTTAGCAGGAACACGTCGCAGAACTACGTCATGGTCTATATCATGTTCATGACCAAGAATAGCAATCATGGCAAGAACATCACCAATTTCATTTTCTAATTGTCTAACGTTCTTGTCATCATCACCAAATCGCTGAATCTTAGCAACGGCTTGCTGGATTTCAGCACACTCTTCAGCTAGTATTATCAGTGCTTCTTGATTCACCTTTATCACCTAATACATAATCACCTGCTTCCATTGCATCTTTCAACACAAGTTGAAGTATATCACCTGCTACTTGATTAAACTCAGGTTCACCGTGAGGGTTATCATCTAACCAATCAACAACTTCATAATCAAAGTCAATTGACTCTGTGGTTTCATTTGCTTTAATAGAGTTATAGTTATATACAACCCCATGATATTTACCACCGGTTAATTTAACATACCACTGGTCTTGATCTAAATCTTTTTCTACGAATGACCACTTATCGTATAGTTTTTCTGCTGTCATAATAATCCAATGCCATTCCTAATAAAAGAAATGGTGTCCATAATAAAATAAATACTGCCATTACTATACCTACTATACCAAGTAGTATAATAATTGCAATAATGTTTAACCAATCAACTAACTCTGACATCTTTTTGAATTTGGATGTCGCTTACATCTATATGTACCGTGCGACATAGATTTCTTTACAATTCTATTACCATTCAAATCTCTACTCTTTTGGCCTCTTGATACGATGCCATCAATCATTGTTTTGCTCATGTTTTCCTTCCCATTTCAAATACGCTTTTCACGTTGTTAAATTTTTGTCTAATATGTTCTTTTGAATGACCCAAGACAACTTTACCTGAGCCATCATGGAATAACACACACCATTGTTTCATTATCATTTATGTATTTTAATATCCTTGTAATACACCACTTGTGGTGGAAAATATTTATCAGCAAATGTACTATAGATACCATGCTTAAAGTGAACTCTATTGCTCATATCAGGTTTTCTGGATTGACCTGGAGTCCAACTATTGAGTAGTGGTTGAAAGGTAATACACCCCGGTACTTGTTCACCATTTACCCAAACATCAGCATATGAATAGTCTGTTTTTGGATCAAACATATACCCGTTAGGAGCATTAACACGATGTTTAGTATCATAATCTGCCCTTACTGTAATATTAGTCCATCTTCCTTTAACCTCTTCCCAAGGGGCAATGATACATGTACCACCTGAGGTATCTGCTTCAAACATAAGTCCATCTTCCACACCCTTTACACTCCACATTGGCATATCCCATCCATACAACTTAACCTGACCATAAATAGTGGATATTCCATTATAATCCCTTTGATAATTTTCATAATCTTTAGGGAAGTAAATTGAGTATGAATACCATACTATATTAGGTTTTGTATAGTCTAATACTTCAATAACTTCATGTTCGGTTGTTTGGGTGTCTACTTCTTGTCTACCCTTGCCTCTACCACAATCAGTATAGTCAGATTTATAATCAGTACCACAATCACCATGTCTTAATTCAAATCTCTCTACTAACTCACCATCCATTTCAACATGTTGATATGAATAAGACTTATTGGCACTTAATGAATTACCAACATTGCTAATTAAACCATAGTTATCAGTTGCATAATAATTGCCACCAGTTGAACTACAAGATGCTAGTAAAGCAATTGATGTTAATAATATTAGTTTTTTCATTTTTAACTCCTTTTTATTGTTTATATGTATATTATAACACAACTAGCAGGAATATGTTAACCATTTTGCAATAATTATTGATTACTTTCTTTAATGATAGCACCTAATTGTCTATATAGCTTATTGTATTTAAACTCCCAGTGTTCAGCATTCTTTCTTTCTTCATTATACATTTTTTCATAATCAGGCTTAGGTTTTAATAATGATTTTACCTTTTCTTTATATTTACCAATAATATTCATAACTTAAAAATCTCCGCAATAGCTTTAGCACATTCACGAGCAACTTCAATATGTTCTTTTTGGGTTCCGTGTGAACTTCTTAAATCAATATAGTGAATCCAGCTTCTGATGGTTCCATTCATATACATTCTTGACATAGTGTTACCTTCTGGGAGCACACATCTAGCTTGTTCCTTGGCAATACCATTATTAATGGCAAAGTCATAAGCTTCAAGAGCAGCTTTAATAACCTTCTCTTGCTTAATTCTCCACATAGCACTTAATGTTTCATCATCATTTTCAATAGAGTTTTGTCTATTCTTTGTATCTTGTAACCTTGCCTCACGTAACATAAATGATAAGTCCTTAGTAGGATCAGCATATCGTTGAGAGAACTCTTGGAAAGAAAATGATCGGTGTCTTAAGATTTGACGAGCAATATCTCTTGTTGTTTCAATTTCAATGCAAGCACTTGCCATTTCAAGAGGAGACCAATGTTGATGTTTTACCAAATACTTAATAAGCTGCTCGGCAGTTTCTTTATTAAACTGATTCGATGGATTACTTACCCTAGCACAGAATGCTACTAAATCCATTACATCATCAAGACCTTCATCTTTAAATTCATCACTTGGTTGAGAGAAACTAACCAATCTAGCCCTGGTAAAAGAATCCTGATGTTCTACACTTGGGTTCTTCACACTTCCTTTTATATTATTACTTTTCATTATACACTAAATCCTTCAAAATTATTATCATTGTTACTACCTGTTGTAGTGCCTAAGTTTAGAGACTGGGCAGAGTCTTCAACATCATATAGTCTCATCTTGGCTCTGTCAATTCCAACGACAAACTTTTTAGTAGCTCCTGTTGGATCATTATATCTATTCTTCAATTGTTTCACCATCATCTGGTTCATATTTTCTAACTCCTCGGTAGAAATAAGAGCAAACATTAAGTCAGCCGTGGCAGGTAAACCAAATGACTCAGAAGTATCTTCGAGTCCTACATCAGAGTTACCATAACCACCTCTTGTTGTTTGAGTTGCTGATAGGATAGGTAGGTTATTCTCAATAGCCAAGCCTCGTAACTCTTCAGCAATTGCCTTAACATATTGATAAGAACCACCAGCACCATCTGCTTTCATTCTACTAGATGCACAAATATTTAAATAGTCTACACAAATTAATTCAGGCACAAAGTCCTTCTTTAACTTTAACTCATTAAGCAATGCCCTAAAGTGAGATGCATTAGCAGCCCCAGTAGGGTATTCTTTAACAATTAACTTACCAATACCACCATTTGTTATCTTATGAAGTTTCTTATCAAACATATCTTTACTTAAGTTTTCAAGTTGGTCAATAGGAACATTCATTAGATTAGCATCAATACGCTCTGCTACTCTTTCTTCAGACATTTCCATAGATATATATAACACATTTTTCATCTGTGTTAAAGCACCTGCTGCAACATGACACATAAAGAGAGATTTACCAACACCTGTGCCAGCAAGAGCAATATTTAAACTCTTATTGACTAATCCACCTTTAGTGATCTTATTAAACATTTCTAGGTCAAATGGTAAATGTTCTTCTTCTCTATGGTAGAAGTCATATCGCTCATCAGAGTTATCAATATAGTCATGACCAATATTAGTATCAAATGACACAGATAAAGCATCACTCAATAACTCAGGTAATGCATTCTTTTGAAGTGTATCATGCTTACCATCAATAATTTCAATTGATTCCATGATAGCCAAATAGATAGATCTATCCTGGCACCACTTCTCTGTTTGAGCAATTAACCAATCCTTATTGGTATCCTTAATATCATCATTTAAAGTACCTACAATAGAAAACACTTCCCCAACTGATGCTTGAGGTATATCCGTATTCTTTTGAAGTTCAATAGATAATGCTTCAGAATTAGGAAGTTTCTCATATTGAGCCACAAAATTGACAATCTCTTTAAAGATTATCCTATGAGGGACATCAAAATAATGAGGCTTTAAATGTGGTATTACAGTACTTGTATAATTGTCATCATGAATTAAGTTACGTAATATTAAAGTCTCTAAATTCATTCAGTGCCCTTAATCATTTCAGCATGGCCTACTTGGTACTTCTCCTTTAAATAATCTTTAAATCCAGTATTATTAAATACAGGTTCCCAGAATTCTTTAGTAAGAGTATCCTTTTCCCTAACTTTTTGATCTTCAACTTCACCTGTGCTTGTATCAACTCTTGCATACCAACCCATTGTAGGCTTAACAACAAACCCACCTTCCATAGCAGCGCCGAGTAGCCCAGAGTAAGGGGCAATACCACCTTCCCAAGTTACAGAAATTGGAATCTTACTCTTCTCTTTAACAAATCTTGACTTCTCTACATTGATAATAAAGTTATAACCTTTAATCTCAGTACCTTTCTTCTCTTGTTGTCTACCAAGAATCCAGATATTGTCGGCTGAATAGTAAATTCCTGTTCCACCTGATACAATAGCCTTAGGGAATAATCCAATTTCTTGGTAAGTATGATTAATAGCAATAAGTGGGATATCACTCATAGTTAAATAAGGTGTAACCATTCTAAATAAACCTTTAAGGGCTTTAGCACGTGTCATATCAGCAACAGATTTCTCTGCCATTGCATCATCTAATTCTTTCTTAGAAGCAAGGTTACCAATAGAGTCAATAACAACAATTACTTTTTCATCTTTTTCGATATTCTCCATTTGATTAATAACATCAAACTTAAGTTCTTCTACATTCTTAATAGGTGTATGAAGTACACGATTGGTATCAATACCAAAGCTTTGAAAATATTGTTGCGGAGAACCAAACTCTGAGTCATAGAATAACAAAACAGCATCTTCATACTTATCTAAGTAGGCTGCGGCCATTAGTAAGGCAAACGAAGTCTTAAAATGCTTCGAAGGCCCTGCTAGCACTGTTAGTCCGGAACTTAGTCCACCATCAGGATCACCTGATAATGCAACGTTAATCATCGGTACCTTTGTGGGTACCATATCCTTACCAGAGAATAGTTTAGATTTAGATAGAATTGCTGTATCTTTAATTCTACTATTCTTCTTTAATTTATCCATTATGCTCATTTACTTCTCCTTCACAAATGTTCCTTCAGGAGTCAAATGCCCTTTCCGGTCTTTAATTTCATTATATGCTTGATCGATACAATCTTCCATTTTGATACCATACGTTAAACAAACCCCTCTTAATGTTACATAAATATCACCAATAGCATCCATTACTTCATGCTCATCATTCTTATTTAAAGCATCAAAGAGTTCAGTAACTTCTTCTAATGTCTTAATTGCTTGAGCCATTGGTTTACCATTTTCAGTAATGCCTCTATCATCAAACCACTTATCAATATGCATATTTTTATTGCTCATTTATTTCTCCATAATATTAAATACATATGTATATTATAACATATTTCTTGTCAAAAGTAAACCCTAAAATTGAACTTTTTGTTCTTTTTCTCTGGCATCTAATTCATATAAAGATCTATATGCATTATTAGCTTTGATTGTAGTATCTAATTGAGTAAATTTACCCTTTGAAAAATCAAGTAAAGCAGTAGTATCCTTAGGGAAACATGCACCACCATAACCTCGTCTACCATCTGGTCCTGGAACCTGCATATGTGAATATGTAATTCGTGGGTCAGCACCAATAGCTTGTGTAATATTATTAAATGATACTCCATGATTTTTACACATATCATAGAATTGATTAAAGAATAATACTTTAGTAGCAAGGAAAGAATTCATACCATACTTAACAAATGAAGCTTCCTTTGGTGTCATATGAAACTTTGGTGCAGGTTTACAAATTGAATTATTTAAATAGTATTGCTCAAGCTCTTTTGTATCTTTTATATCACCACCAAATACATGATGTGTTGCATATTCAAAGTCATGCTTGGCATTAGCCTCTGTTAAGAACTCTGGGTTATATACAAAATTGTTATGTGATTTATATAGTTCATCCACAATAGCAGGAGTCACAGTTGATTTAAGTACAGTAATAGTCTTATATTTACCATTAATCTCATCCATCACAGTCTTAACGATTGATGCATCAATTGCTCCATCATTACCCATAGGAGTAGGCACACAAATGAAAGTCACTGCTGGCTCAGCATCTATGACGTCCTGTGTAGTAGTTCCCAATAGTGGGTCTGAGATAATAATTTCATTATCATCCGTAGTAAAACCATAGGCTGCTGCTTTACCAACAAAACCATATCCAATTATTCCAACTTTTATCTTTTTCATATCTATTCCTATAAATTATTATTCATTACATATTCTAAAGCTCTAGCGGCTTCAGTTTCAAGGGGTCGTTTCTTATACCAGTCACCCGTGGCCTGATCTATGTCTTTACATAGTCTTACTATCTCCAATACGGAAATAGGATAATTCATTTTAGTTG